GAAATTTGAAAGGTATTTTACAATATGAAAATAGTATGCTTAAGAATAAAGATTTAGTAAAGACTAAAGAAGATTTTGTAAAAGACTTTTTAAGTTTAGAAAATGAAAGTGGTATTGCAGCTTTAGATGCAAAAGCAAAATTTATAGAAGTAAATTTAAAACCAGTTACTCTAGATAATGAACAATTAGAAAGAGTGAATTACAATATATTTGATTATTTTGGAGTATCGGAAAAAATTATAAATAATAGTTTTACTGAAGAAGAGTGGAATGCTTTTTATGAAGGCGTAGTAGAACCACGTGGAATTCAAATGGGTTATGCATTTACAAATAAAATATTTAAAAAGCAATCCATAAAAGAAGGACATAAAATTGTATTTACAGCAAATAGATTACAATATGCTAGTTTAAAAACTAAAACAGATTTGCTTAAAGTCGTTGCTCCTTGGGCAATGTTAAGAGTTGATGAAGGAAGAGAAATTTTAGATTTACCACCAATTGGTGGAGAAGAAGGAAATAGGATATTACAAAGTTTAAACAACATAGATAGTTCTATAGCAAATCAATATCAAGTAGGGGGCGAAAAATAATGGAAAAAGCAGTAAAGGAAATAAGATTAGTAGACATGAGAGCACTAGATAATGCAGAAGAAATGGTAGTTGAAGGTTATGCAGCGGTGTTTGATACTGTTACGGATTTAGGGTGGATTAAAGAAGTAATTGATAGACATGCATTTGATAATGCAGATATGTCCGATATAGTTATGAAATATAATCATAAAGACTCTGTATTACCAATGGCAAGAACAAGAGGTGGTTCTTTAACGTTTACAATTGATGATCACGGATTAAAGATAAGAGCTGTACTTCCAGATACAACAGTAAATAAAGACATTTATATATTAATTCGAGCAGGAATATTAAGTAAAATGAGTTTTGCATTTATTGTAAGAACTGAAGAATATGACTATGAAACTGACACTAGAAAAATACTGGAATTCGATAAAATATTTGATGTATCTGTTGTAGATGTACCAGCATACGAAACAACCGAAATCTACGCCAGAAGTAAAGAACAATACGAAGAAGAAAAAAGGCAATATGAAGCAAGAAAAAATGAACATAAGTTAAATATAGAAAAAGAAAAACTGAAATTAATGTTAAGCATATAATTCTCGATAAGAGAAGTGGTGGTAGAACTGCTTCTTTTTTTGTTGGTAGAAACAAAATAGAGCTTTATAGAGCGGTGGTAGAACTGCAAAAAAATATTTTAGGAGGAATAAAAAATGACAAAACAAGAAATTGAAAATAAGAAAACAGAATTAAGAAACAAAATTAATGAAGCTAAAACAGAAGAAGAATTAGCGGAATTAAGAAAACAAGCAGAAGAGTTAAACAAGGAAGTTCCAGAAACTGAAAATCCAAACAATGGAACAATAACACATGAAGAAGAAAGAGAATTACTTGCAGATGTGAGTAATCTAGAACAAAGAAAAGCAGAAATAACAAAAATAATTAAATACAAGGAGGAAGAAAAAGTGGAAGAAAAAAGAACATTAGCACAAGTTTTAGAGAGTCCAGAATACAGAACAGCATGGGCAAAAAAAATGCTAGGAAGACCTGAAAAAGACTTTACCGCAGAAGAAAAAAGAGCATTAGGAGATGCTATAACAACAACAGATACAACTTTTGTGGCATCTGATGCAGATACACAAGGAATTAACAATGGTGGTTTATTTATTCCAAGAACAGTCAGAAATGATATTTTAGAAATTATTGTAGACTCTAGTCCAATTTTTAGAGATATAAGAAAGCTAAATGTAGCTGGTAATGTGGAATTACCATACTTAGAACAAGCAGATGATGCAAAATGGTATACAGAGCTAAAAGAAACTGATAACGAAGGTCAAAAATATGCTAATTTACAACTAACTGGTTGGGAACTTGCAAAAGATGTTGAAGTAACATGGAAATTAGAGCAAATGGCAGTAGAAAGTTTTATTCCATTTATAGTAGAAGAGTTAGCAGCTAAAATGGGTATTGCTTTAGTAAATGCTGTTATTTATGGAGATGGAACAAATAAACCAAAAGGAATAACTAAAGATTTAGCACCAATAAAAGAAGGAGAAGATCCAATAGAAAGAATAATCTCTGCATATAAATCTTTAACAAAAGAAGCAAGAAGAGGAGCAAAAGCGTATATTTCTACTAATGTAAATATAGATATTGTAAGCTACAAAGATAACAATGGAAATTATCCATTTTTACAAGGAATTGCTACTAACAAATTAGTACCAGTAGAAGTAGATCCTTATTTGAATGATAATGACATTATCGTTGGTAACTGTAAAAATTACATATTAAACGAAGTTACTCCTGTTCGAGTTGATAAAGAAATAAAAGTAAAACCAAGAAGAATTGTATATGGTGGATATGCAATATATGATGGTGTTGCAAGACCAAAATATTTCGCATATAGCCAAAAAGGAGAATAGGAGGTAACAAATGGATACTAAAGTAAAATTTTTAAAAAAATTAGCTTTGAAAGTTACCTCTGCAACTTCTGTTGATGAAGTAACAGGAAAAACTGTATGTGAAGTTCTTGATTATATAGTTCAAAATTATCAAGCTTCTGGAGGTACTCAAGGACCTGAAGGACCAAAAGGAGACAAAGGAGATCCAGGAGAACAAGGACCTGCTGGAGCAGATGGTAAAAGTGTAACATCTATTACATTAACAACAGATGAAACAGGTAAAGTAACAAGTGGTACAGTTACTTATTCAGATGAGTCTACATCTGAAATAACTGTAACTGTTGCAGGAGTTTAGTAAGAATAGGAGGACTATATGGATAACTTGCTAAAAATAGCAAAACAATGCTTAAGTATTGTTGAGACAGCTACATTAAAAGATGAGGAAATTAAAATGTGGATAAATGCAGGAATAGCAGATTTAAAAAGACAAGGAATAGCAGCTAGTGAAGAGACAAAAGACAGTCTTATACAATCTGCTATTGTTATGTATGTAAAAGCAAATTTCGGAAATGTAGATATAAAAGAGAAAGAATTAGCACAGAGAACATATAGTCTTCTTTGTGCTAATTTAGGATTATCACAAGAATACTTAACAAAAAAGGAGGTAGATAGTAATGCGTGATGTAAGTTGCAAGTTATTATCTACTACTTCTATACAAAACGATATAGGTGTTCCAATACCTCAAAAATCTGTAGAAATAGAAATACCAATTATAAAAGTAGAAGATGTATATGCTAATGAGTATTATGATGCTAATCAAGCAGGATATCAACCTACGTTAAGGTTAAGAATTAGTGCATTAAATTATAACAATGAAAAAGAACTTATATATATGGGTATTACTTACACAATAATAAGAGCTCAAGAGATAACAGCAGATGAATTAGTTTTAGTTTGTGAAAGGAAAATAAAGAATGTCAAAGACAACTAAACCAGAGGACCTACAAAAGGTTTTAAGTGATTATTTGGAAAATTATGTTGAAGACATTACAGAAGATGTTGAAGATACAACAGATACTTTGACTAAAGAAGCTGTTCAAGAACTGAAGCAGACATCTCCGCGAGGACAAGGGAGTAGGAGTAAACCATATTATAAAGGTTGGACCAGACAAAAGGGTAAAGAAAATAGAGGAAGATATACTGTAAAAATTCATAATAAAACAAATTATCAATTAACGCACTTACTTGAATTTGGACATGCTACAAGAAATGGAGGAAGAACAAAAGCTATTCCACATATTAGACCTATAGAAGAAAAATATAACAAATTATATGAAAAAAGAATTACAACAGTAATTAAAAGGAGGTCAAAATGACATTAGAAGAACTAAAAACACGATGTAAAAACGAGGGTTTCCAATATGCTTATGGCAAATTTGAAAAACCAACAGAACCTCCACATTTAATAGCAATTACGATAAATACAGATAATTTTATGGCAGATAATAAAGTTTATCACAAAAATACACCTGTAAAATTAGATTACACTTATATTTATAAGAATATAGAAGAACAGAACAAAATAGAAAATAAAATTTTGGGCGATATAGCTTGGAATAAAACAGAGGAAACTTACTTACAAGACGAAGAAGTCTGGCAAGTAAGTTATTTTTTTGAAATTTAAAAATTAAAAAGGAGGAAAAGCAATGTCAGGAGAAACAAACAATAAAGTTTTATATGGTATTGAACAATGCTATGTAGCAAAAATAACAGAAACAGATGGAGAGATTACATATGGCACACCATTTCCTATGCCAGGAGCAGTAGGATTAAATTTTGATCCAGAAGGGGAAGAAACACCTTTTTATGCTGATAATGTTAAATATTTTATAGCAAGTTCAAATCAAGGATATTCAGGAGATTTAGAAATTGCAATGACACCAGAACAGTTCTTAAAAGAAATCTTAGGAAGAACAGCTGACACAAATGGTGCGATATTTGAAAATGCAGATGATAAAACAGCAAGATTTGCATTAATGTTTCAAGGGCAAGGAGACTCTAAAAATAGAAGATGGGTATTTTTTGATTGTACTGCTACAAGACCAAGCAGAGAGAATAATACAAAAGAAGAATCTATTGAAGTAGGAACAGAGACAATGACAATAACAATGTCTCCACGTTCAACAGACAGAGCTGTTATGGCTTACATTGAGCCAAACGACACAAATGAAGATATTTACAATTCATTCTTTACAAAAGTGTATGAAAAAGATGCTACAGCAGGTGTCTAGGAGGTATTAAATGAAAAAAATAGTTATAAATGATAAAGAATTTGACATAGATTGTAACGCTTTTACAAGGTTTCAGTATAAGTCAATCTTCAAAAAAGGAATTTTTGCTGATATTAAAATTTTAAGTGATTATTCTCAAAAGCAAGAAGATTTAAAAAATAAATTAAAGCAAGAAGGAAAATCAGACGAAGAAATTGAAAAAGCTGTTAATTCAGAAATGATGGTGGATTTAGATGACTTTATTGATGTCATAGAAAAGATTGCTTATATACTGATTTATACAGCAAATAATAAAATTGGAAGTTTTGAAGATTGGTTGAAAAGTATAAAAAAAATAAATTTAAGCGATAACTGGATTAGCGAGGTAACGGAATTTGCCGTTGCCTCATTTTGTTGATGAAGAATTAATAGAAGAAACCAAAGAAATAAAGACAAATAATTCAGAAGAGAAAGACACTTTAGAAGATTATAGATTTATAGCAAATTGCTTGCAAATTGGATTAAAAATCGAAGATTTAAAAGAAATGAAATATACAGATGTAGCAAAAATTTTAATTTGTTTTGTGGATAAAAAGAAAAAAACTAGAAAAGCAACACAAGCTGATTGGGACAAGTTGGCGGGAAGGAGGTAGTATGGCAGGAAGTATAAAAGGAATAATTGTTGAAATAGGTGGAGATACATCAGGATTACAAAAAGCTTTAAAACAAGTAAATACAACTACCTCAAACTTATCTAAAGAATTAAAAGGAATTAATAGTTTATTAAAATTTGATCCAAAAAATACAGAGCTTTTAGCACAAAAACAAGTTGTACTATCTCAAAACATTCAAGAAACAACTAATAAATTAAATCAATTAAAACAAGCACAAAAATTAGCAGATGATACTATAAAAAATGGAGGCACAATATCTCAAGAAAATTATAGAAATCTTCAAAGAGAAATTATAAATACTGAAAACAAATTAAAACAATTAAAAGTAGAAGCTTCAAATTGGACTGCCGTAAGCAAATCTCTAGACAACATAAGTAAAAAAATGAAAACAGTTGGAGACGCTGTTAGCGAATTAGGTACAAAATTTCTAGGACTAACAGCAACAATTGGAGCAGGAATCACTTATGGAATAAAATATAATGCACAACTAGAAAAGTACGAGAAAACTCTAACTACATTGACTGGTAGTGCCAAAGAAGCACAGAGAATAATGGAACAAATACAAGAAGATGCTAAAACTACTCCATTTGACGTAGCAGGACTTACACAAGCAAATCAATTATTAATTTCTACGGGGTTAGATGCAGAAGAATCTAGAGAAGTAATTTTAGCATTAGGAAATGCAGTGTCTGCAACAGGCGGTGGAAACGATGAGCTTTCTAGAATGGCAGTAAACTTACAACAAATCAAAGATACAGGAAAAGCTGCTGCAGTAGACATAAAGCAATTTGCTTATGCAGGGATTGATATTTATGGATTATTAGCTGACTATTTAGGAATATCAAAAGAAGAAGCAGCAGACATGACTGTTACATGGGAAGATTTAAGTGGAGCTCTAATACATGCCTCTCAAGAAGGTGGAAAATATTTTGGAGCGATGGAAGAACAAAGTAAAACCTTTAGCGGAGCATTATCTAATGCAATAGACTCTTTTAATCAATCACTAGGAAGTCTTACAGAAAGTTTAATGCCAATTGCTACAAAAATCATTCAGAAATTAACTGAATGGATGGATAAATTTAACACATTAGACCAAGAAACAAAAAATACTATTTTAACAATAACAGGACTTGTTGCAGCAATAGGACCTGTTTTAATTATATTAGGAAAAGTAATCTCAATTGGAGGTACTATTTTTGGAGTTGTAAGTAAGATTGTAGGAGCAATAGGAGGACTAACAACTGGTACTGGAACATTAAGTACAGTATTAACTGCGATTACAGGACCAATTGGAATAGTAATTGGTGTAATAACAGCTCTTGGGGCAGCATTCGTATATTTATTTAATACAAATGAAGAATTTAGAAATAAGGCAATGGAAGTATGGAATAGCTTAGTTAATTTATTTAATGAAACTATAATACCAGCTTTTAATACTATAAAAGATGCGGTAATGTCAGCGTTAAATACAGTTTGGAAGTTATGGCAACAATTGTGGGAAAAATTAGAACCTTTTGTAACAAAAGTTTTAACATGGTTTATGGATTTCTGGAATAATACATTAAAAGGAATAATAGAAAATGTAGTGAATTTTATAACTAAATTGATACAAGGTTGGACCGAACTATATAATAATGTTATAGCACCGATTATTAGTGCTTTGGTCGACGTACTATGGCCTGTAGTAGAAAGAGTGCTAAATGCTATTTGGTCAACTATAAGTGGAGTATTTGATGCAATAGGAGGAGTTATAAAGGCTATCACAGGAATTTTAGATGGCTTAATAACATTTATTACAGGAGTATTTACAGGAGACTGGGAAAAAGCTTGGCAAGGCATCTCTGATATATTTAAGAATATAGTAGAAGGTTTATGGTCTATAATAAAAACACCTCTAAATTGGATAATCGATGGAATAAATGGACTAATAAGTGGAATTAATGGAATTAAAATTCCAGATTGGGTGCCTGGAGTTGGAGGAAAGAGTCTAAGCATTCCTAAAATTCCGAGACTTGCTAAAGGAGGTATTGTAGATCAAGCAACTTTAGCTATGGTTGGAGAAGGAAAGTCAGCAGAAGCAATAATTCCACTTGATAGAACATTAACAAGATATATGAGTGAAGCACTAAAAGATGCAGGAGCAAATAACAATATTACAGTTAATTTTTATCCTCAACAAATGACAGAAGCGGAACTTGACAACGCATTTAATTATATAAATAGAAGATTTGGATTAATTTATTAAAAAAATCTTACAAAATTTGACAAAAATTACTTTATTTGTGATATAATATCCTCTATAGAAAATAGGAGGAGGAATAAATATGAAAAGAAATAACGCAAGCTATAAACCAATTTATAAAGAATGGTATTTCTGGGTATTGATAATATTGTTAATTATTGTATTAAGCGTTCTTTATAGTCAATTAGATACAAAAGAAACTTCGAATAATGTATTACAGAGAAATCAACAAAATATTTTAGAAGTAGAAGATAAAGATAATATTAATTCAACTATCAATATTGCTCAAGAAGATACTACAGAAAAAGAAGATAATATTTCTAATGTACCAATGGAATATCAAAACGCTTTAGCTAAAGCAAAAATATATTCAGATACAATGTATATGTCAAAACAGAAAATATATGATCAACTTGTTTCAGAATATGGAGAACAGTTTACAGAAGAAGCTGCACAGTATGCAATCGATAATTTAAAAACAGATTATAAGAGAAATGCATTAGAAAAAGCAAAGACATATCAAAAGACAATGCACATGTCTAAAAACGCAATATATGATCAGTTAATTTCAGAATATGGAGAAAGTTTTACAAAAGAAGAAGCACAATATGCAATAGATAATTTGGAAGATTAGAATATATCATAAAAGTAGTTTAAAAGACAGCAAATGCTGTCTTTTTTAGTGCTTTTACTTGGAGGCAAAAATGGTAAGAGAGTTTAAACTAATTAACGAAAAAGGTCAAGAGTTCTCATTGATGGACATATATAATTATACATTATTAACAGATCCATCTGGGCTAGGATATACTTATATAACAGAATATCAACAACTAGGAGATACTTTTATAAGCAATTTAAGAAATATACAACAAGGACAAATCAATGGAACACTAAATTTTATAAATTATGAAAATTATACTTCTTTTGTTAATTTTGTAGAAAGTTCAGAAAACTTAAGATTTGGATATAAAATACCATATTCAGATGGAACAATAAAAGAATATTTCAAAGATGTACAAATACAATCATTATCAAAAACTCAGCTACAAACAAATGGAATTTTATCGGAGGCAGTCGTGTTCGACTGTCTTTCTTTATGGTATGAAGAAAATACAGTAATTTATACAATAGAAAAATTAACAAATGAAATCAGGTGGGACTTTCGATGGGATAGTAGATTTACAGACTATGATTCAAGAAATCTACAATACATAAATCAAGGACATGTTGAAGCACCAATTTACGTGGAAATGAATGGACACTTGGTAAATCCGCAAATTGAGCTATATGTTGAAGGAGAACTGTATCAAACAGTTAAAATAACAACAGAAATAGCTGAATATGAAAAATTTTTATATGATACTAGAGAAAATCAATTCTTTATAGGAAAACAAAATACAAATGGAACTAAAACAAATTTATTTAGTTTAGACTATATTGATTTTTATAATGATAATGTAATAAGACTTCCAAAAAATAAATCTTGTGAAATTAAATTAACAGCAGATAATGAAGTTTTAAATGCTAAACTTACTATATATCCTCGTTATAGAGCTGTTTAGGAGGTTTGTATGAAAAATCAATTAACAGTAACATTCAATAATCAGAACTACATTGCAACATATAATTCTCAAACAGGTTACTATGAATTAGAGCTACAAGCACCTGATGTAGGAGGAATATATAAAGTCGATATTAGTTTCACAGATTTATATGAACAAGAATATGAAGATAGCATAGCAGTTCAAGTTTTAGCAAAAGAAAAAGTAAAAATAGAGACAAATAAAGTTTTCATGTGGATATTCGATCATATAGATTTTACAGTAAAAGATATAGTAGAAATTGCAAATTACGATATTAATATAGATGAAGAAACAAATGCAAATACACTAATTGATGTTTTAAAGAAAACTACAGCAAAAGCAAATGATATTATAGCAATAAAAAAGAATAATGAAGTAGTTTATTTTGGAAAAGTAGAAGATATTCAGAATGCAGATGGACAGATTTTATACAACTTCACAATGAAATATATAACTAATATATTTGACCAAGATATTATATTAAATGACTACGAAAATAGAACGACAATAACAAATGAAGCTGTTTATATAAAACCTGGTACATCTACAACAAAATACTTAGGTATTAACACAAATAATGTGGAAATTGTGGAAAAGCCTGTATTATTTAAAATAGAAAAGTATAATAATTATTATTTAATTAGAAATACATCAAACAATAAAGTATTAACTGTTGAAAGTTTAACAAGTGAAGCAAATGTAATAGTAGCAGATTATCAAAATTTAGATACACAAAAATGGCAAATAGAACAAGTATCTAATACTATATATAAAATAAAAATCAATAATTTTTATTTAACAATTCACTTAGGTGGAAGTGAAGAAGGAACAAATATAAAAATACACGAAGATTTAGGAGAAGATAATAAACAATACTTCTTCTTAGAAGTTAATGATGAAATCATTATTAGAGAAAGAGGAATAGAAGATTTTATTGCTAAAAAAATTACAGATAACTTTATATCTAATACAGATACTTTTGTTAATTTAAAATATTTACAACTAAAAGTTAAAACACATACTAAAAAAGAAACATCTGTCACAAATGTTCAAAATAATATATTTAATTTACATACATATATGACTAACTGTACACAAAATTACGATATTGTGTACAGCTTTTCTATTTCAAATAAGAAATTATTAATAACAATAGAAATAAAAACAGAAGAAAAAGAATTGATAGATGTAAATGCACAGGCTATTTCAAATTATTCTGAAGTGTTTGAAACAGATATAGTAAGTAAAGTAGTAGTTGTAACAAGCACTAGTGTATACACACTGTATTTGTTAAATGATAGAACTACAACGACAGATAAGACAAATAAAAATCGTGCAGCAGGCAAAACTGTAACAGTATATACAGAAAATTATTCAGATGCAAGACAGACAGCTTTAGATCAAATAAAACAAAATACATATAATCATAATATTACATTTAATTATTTAAATAAATTTATAAAAATTGGTACACCGATTGCAATTAAAACAAAAGAGTCTTTAATATTTGACACTTATATATCTGCAATTAGAATAACAAATAGTAAATTTATTGAATATACATGCGGAAATATAAGGGTAAAATTCATAGATAAATTATTGAAAGAAAGGAATAAGTAAAATGTTAAAAGGACATGTTTTTTCTAAGCAAATATTCGGAAATCCCATATTTGCTTTATTTATTAATACATTTTTAAGTGGAGAAAATGGCGTTTCAAATAACTATAAAAACGGAATGAAACCGACATACAGTGGCTCTACTGTTAGTATTGACAGTGGAGCTGTTTGCATACAAGGGAGATTTTTGGAAGAAGATACGTCAACATCTGTACAAGCAGGTACAAATAGTGCTTATTGCAAGCTAGTAGTAGAAATAGATTTAGATAAGCAAAATACAGAAAGTGAATTTAATCAAGCATCTTATAAGATAATAACAAGTTCAAGTAGTTATCCTGTTCTAACGCAAACAAATATAGTAAAAAATAATTCTGGTATATATCAATATGAGTTAGCAAGATTTAAAACGTCTGAAAATGGAATTACTGACTTTAAAGATATGAGAACATATCTTGACTTTGACTCAATATTTGATGAGATAAGAACAAATTACAATGCTGTATTAGAAGAGCTACAACAATCTCTAGCAGATGTAAAAGACGGAAGCGATTATCTTCTAAAATCTGCAGGTGGAACTGTAGAAGGAGAAATAAAAGCAAATGGCGGACTAAGTGGAGAATTAATACCTAAAATGCTTTTAAATGAAAATTTGAACAACTTGAAGGCAACAGGCTTTTATTATGCATATGGCGGAAATACAGTATCTAATAAACCAACAGGAATAAATAATTTTAGTTTATTAGTTACTAAAACTGGTAGTGATGCATATTCACAAATTATTATTGATGATAAAGGAAATATTTATTCAAGAACGTCAAATGGAGGTAACTGGTATAATTGGAAAAAATGCCTAAATAAAGAAAATTCATATTCGGTAATTGAAGGAACAATGATACTGAATGCAGGAGAAAATACTGTCGATACTTATGTTGCATATCCAAAAGGATTTAATGTTAATAATTCTATTATAGTAGGTTTGCAAATTGGTTATAATGGACGTCAACGTTGGGCGTCAGGTTCGAATTTTGATTCATCTGCATTAGTACAAGGAGCAAATCCAACAAAAGTTATATTAAGAGAAAATGAAATACAGATATCTTTAAGACAAATTTTGCTTAATGATGATAAAGTAATATTATTTGAAAGTAATGAAGCAATAACTATTTATTATAAATTGACTTTATTAAGAATTGATTAGGAGAAATGTATGTCTAATAAAATAACAGAAGTATTAATAGAACCGTCGCAAATAAGAGTGCGGTTCTATTTTTAAATTAAAAGTAAAAGCAATAAAATATTTAACTTATGAAGAAGTAAAAAGTAAAATCTATAACGATATAAAAAATTTTACTTATAGTGAGTTGAAAGGAGAATAGCTATGGCTACTACAGAAAGAGGAATATATTATCAAGACGATTATACAAAAGCTGCAGATATACTTGCTGACATGAAAAAAACGGCAGAAAGTACAGATGATGCAATAAAAAAATCTGAATACAATGATAAAGATGTAAAAGATAGTATAAAAGAGATACAAGATAAACAGACATTACAAGATAAAAATATAGAAAATATACAAACAAAAAATACAGAGCAAGACAAACTAATACAAAAGCTACAGAACAATGCGATACAAGAAAGTACAGAAGAAGCAACAAGCTTGCATTTAGAAGATGCATCTGACTTGCCTGCTGTGTTGAACATAAGAGGAAATCACTATCAAGAAGTACAAGAAGGCACAGACAATTTAGCCGTATTAAATGAAGGAAGTGTTACACGAGACGGTATGACAATAAACATCAAAGACGGTGTAGCAACTATGTCTGGTTCTAATACAAGTGATGCTACAAACTATGTGATTGTTGGTACAGCATATTTATATGCAGGACAAACTTATTATATGAAAGCTGAAAGAAATCAAACTTCAGGAAGTAGTGGACTTTCAATAAAATTTGGGTCAACAGTAAAATGGTTTACTGTGGGTCAAGAGATTGCATTTGAGTGTACTCAAACAGGAGAATACGAAGTTCGTGTTAGCTTTGGAGTAAGCGCAGCTACAAATTCAGGAACATTTAAATTATTAATAAGTAAAACAAGCGGAGCGACATGGGTGCAAGGAAAGAAATCAATACCTTCTGTGGAATATCCTTCTGAAATAGAAACAGTAAAAGATAATATTAAAATAATACAATGTAATAAAAATAGGCTTAATGTACCTTCTAAAAATATAGGAGGAGTAGATTTAACACTTCAAGAAGATGGAAAGTATAAGATAAATGGAAATGCTACAAGTTCGTGGACATTTAGAGAAGGCGAAAAAACACTGTTAGAAAAAGGAGATTATACTTTATCAGTCGAAGTTGAGTCTGGAACTTTCAATGGATTTTTTGGAATAAGAGGTTCAGACAATATTAAATATGAAACAAGAGGAGAAGTACATATATCTTTAACAGAAGATAAAATAATAACTTGTTATTTTACATGTTCAGGTACTGCAACTTTTGATAATGTAGTAGTAAAAGTACAATTAGAAAAATCAAAAGTAAAAACAGAATGGGTTAAACACGAAGAAAAAGTACATAACTTAGCTGTACAACAAGAAATGTTACAAAATGATAAATTTGATTTATTGAAAAATAAAAAAATTCATATATGGAAAAAAATTGTTCTAAACGGTACAGAAAATTGGCAACAAAGTAGTGTGTATAATAACGTATTTTATTTAGTAATTAACGATATGATGACTGACATAAATAAAGCAGAACTTATATCAAATCAATATAAGTACGAAGGTTATATTACTGACACAGCAGAGATACAAAATAATAAATGTTATACATATAAACAATATCAATTTACAAATAACAAAGCTGTATACGTAAGAAATGATAATTTTACAACTTTAGAAAGTTTTAAAGCATCATTAGCAGAAAAGAATATGGCTTTATATTATGTCTCAGATACAACAACAGAACTAGACTTAACAGAAGAGCAAAAGCAAGTATTAAATGAATTAAATAATATAGAGTTGTTTAAAGGTGTAAATAACATATATACAGAACAAGATTTAGCACTATTACAACTAAATTATACAGCAGATACAAAGATGTATATAGATAATAAGATAAATAGCATTCTAGGAGGTAACTAATATGCAAGAAAAACAAATACTAGAAAGATTAACTGCTGTAGAAGAAAGAAGTAAATCTAATACAAAAAGAATAAATGCTATGGAAACAAAAATAAATGAAAACGAAAGAGTACTAAATAATGTAGATAAATCTTTATCTGTGACAGTAGAACAAATAAAAAATATAGCTGAAGATTTAAAACAGACAAGCATTAATTTTAAAGAAGCAATGATGAGAAGTAATGCAGCGAATACAAAAGAGACAGAAGTATTAAAAGAAAAATATAACGATTTAGAAAAGAAATATGAAAAATTAGATACAAAATTAGAGCAAGAAACTGTAGGAAAAGATGCAAAAGCATATAGAGACAGTAAGAGCAAAATAGCATCGTGGATAATTTCCGCAATTCTAGGAGTTGTGGCGGCAGCATTGGGAATTTCAAAATTTTTATAGAAAGGAGGGAGAAAAAATGGACCTATTTAATTACATAAAAGAATATATAAAGCCAGAACTATTGATATTAGCAATAGTTCTTTATTTTTTAGGTGTAGCAATAAAAAATACTGAAGTAATAAAAGATAAATATATTCCTTTAGTGTTAGGTTTAGTTGGAATTATATTCTCAGCAATATATGTAGTAGCAACTAGTACAATAGCAAGTTATCAAGATATATTAACAATTATCTTTACTTCAATTGTGCAAGGAATACTTGTAGCAGGAGCTTCAGTATATGTAAATCAATTAATTAAGCAAAATAATAAGGAGGAATAATAAAAATGACAGAAAAAGAGAAAGTTATTAACATAGCATTAGGAGAAGTAGGTTATAGAGAAAAAGAAACAAATTCAAATTTAGATGATAAAACTGCGAATGCAGGAGATGAGAATTATACAAAATATGCAAAAGATTTGGACAATATAAAAGGCTTTTATAATGGCAAAAAGAATGGTTATGACTGGTGTGATGTTTTTGTAGACTGGTGCCTTGTAAAGGCACTAGGTACAGAAAGAGCTATGCGATTATTAAATCAACCAGAAAGAAGTGGTGGTGCTGGTTGTGGTGTTTCTATGAGCTATTTTGAAAAAATAGAAAGACTATTTAAAAGTCCTGCAGTAGGAGACCAGATATTCTTCACAGATGGCGAAAGTATCTATCATACAGGTCTAGTATACTATGTAGATGATACAAAAGTATATACAGTTGAAGGCAATACAAATGGTGGACAAGTAGCTAAGAAATCTTATCCTTTGGGAGCAAGCTATATCAGAGGATATGGTAGACCTCTTTGGAATGAGTCAGCAAATGTAGAAGAAGACAAAAAAGAAGAACCAGAAAAAGAAACAAAAGTTGCCACAATAAAAGTAATAGCTAAAGAAGGGCTAAATATAAGAAAAGAGCCTAATACAGAATGTCCAATTCTTGGAGCATATGTATATAATACTTCAAAAGACATATATGAGATTAAAAACAATTGGGGAAGAACTAACGATGGTTGGATTTGCTTAGACTATACAAATTATAAAAAGTCTACAGATAGTTCTAACACAAGTTCTAGAAAAAAATACACAACAGGAAGATATGTTGTTAATACAGAAGTTCTAACTGTTAGAAAAGGTCCAGGAACGAATTATGACTGGTTAAGATATTCTGAGCTTACATCAAATGCACAGTCTCAAGTATATAGTAAATGTGGCTACAAACCAAATGGATTATGTGCAGGTGTAGTTTGTGATGTTAGCGAAATAAAAGGCAAATGGGGAAAAATCCCTTCAGGCTGGATTTGCTTAGACTATTGCAAGAAACAATAAACAAAAACTAGACATTGATTTTTTAAAATATATTATATATAATAGTTATTACGAGAGAGAAATTTCTCGTAATAAGTCTTGTTTGTGTGCTTGTCTATGTGCTAGATAGATAAGCACTTTTTTATTATATTCGACAGCTTTCGACACAATAAATTAACATAATATGCTATAATTACGAGGTTTGATTTTATAAAATTATATGATATAATAGTTCATATTAAATGCGTTTAAAAAAACAAATGGAAAAATAAGGTAAAAATATTCCCGACTTTTTCCCGACTCAGTTTAAAATAACTGTGAAGGAACGTAAAGAACAAAAAAAACATAAACGTTGATTTATAGGCAATTAGAGGAAACTTGAAAAAAATAGAAAGTACTTATATTGTCTCACATCGTCGCTACCAAAGTTTTAGAAAATGGCTAAAAATAAGGTGTTTCAAAGCTTTTGAAACACCTTATTTTTTCTATTCCCGACTTTTTCCCGACTCAGTTTAAGATAGAGTTTAATTTATTAACAGAATTAGATTTTATTTTTGTTTCAGAATGCATATACATTTGAGTAATAGAGATAGCAGTGTGTCCCATTAGTTCTGCAACAGTTTCAATATCTACTCCTTTTTGCAACAGTATAGAACCAAATGTATGTCTTATTGAATGGAACTTTTTATGAGGAATATTGCATTTTTTTAGTATTTTGGTCCATTCAGAAGAAACATTTTTCCCCTTTAATAAATTACCTTGTTTATTTAAAAACAAATACCCTTCTTTATTTTCTTTTTTATTTAAAGTATCAATTAATGATGAGGGAATAGGGACAGTTCTGATAGAATGTCGAGTTTTAGGAGTTTGGATAATTGTTTCAATATGTTTCTTATCAAAACTATCATAGATATATACTTCTTTTGCCGATTTATCTACTTTAAGTTCTTTTTCTTTTAAATTTATGTGCTCCCAATCTAAGGCAAGTAATTCTCCAAGTCTTAAACCTGTTCCTAAATCAAGTAAGAAAAGTAGTTCAAAGTCAGTACCTTTTATATAATTTTTTATAGTATTTATTTCTTTTATACTTAAAATTTTAACTTCTTTTATTTTATTATTTATAATATCTGTTTTATTACCCTTTAAAGTTAAATTTGAGCAAGGATTTTTAATAATGTAACCATCTTTATAACACCAGTTGAAAAATACTTTTAAAACCTTATTTAAAGTGCTTATTTGTGAATATGATTTGTCTTTTGATAAATCATTATAATAATTTTGAATTTGTACTGAATTAAGTTTTGTAATTTTAGTTCCAGCAATTGGTGATGATTTAATATAATTTCTATAAATTCCCTCATATCTTTGAAAAGTGGAAGGCTTAATCGAAACAGAATTATGCAAAAAATCAAAGAGCCAAATTTTCATTAATTGAGAAACAGTATAATTTTCTGCATTTTGGATTAATCCGTTTTTTAAATCATTTATATATTTATTGGCTTTTTCTTCTGCCTCACTTTTGCTGTTTCCGTAGAATTCTTTTTTTACTGGTGTTCCATCCTCTTTGTGTCCAATTGTTTTAGTTATTCTATAATATTCAATACCATTTTTGGTATAGTTAGTTTTTTTTGCCATTACAAACCTCCGTTCGATATAGTGCTAAAAATTAAATGCTTTCATTAAAGCATTCATCATTAGTTATTAACATTCTGTTTTCTTTATAATAATTATATGCAAATTTAACCATATTTGGCTCTACGTTCAATTCTTCTGCAATGTCTGGCAAATTATATATTCCGTTTATAAAAACAGCTTAAAATTGATTTTAAAGGTACACAGATAAGAGATTTCCATTTTAAAGCTTTATATTCTTGTTTATCTATAAATTCTTTGTCAGAATTAAGTGTATAATAAGCAGAATAATAATAGTGCCCAAGTTCTTCTGCTAATAAACATTTTTCTTCTGTATAACTATGTATTTTTGAATAATCCATAAAAATACATGTACCATCATATTCAATTATTCTAGCTTTTGTTTTTCTCATTTTAAAATTAATAATATCAATTTTTTCTTTTTTAGCAATATTTTCTAGTTCTAATAATTCCATATGATTTCCTCTCACTTTATATTATGAATTAGTTATTTTTTTACCAATATCAATAAAAAGTTGTCCTGTTGCTAAAGCATCTTCAGTTGCTCTATGAGCTTGTGGGCGATAAATGTTATAAAAATCACAAATGGTATCTAACTTATAATTTGTAAGACCACATCCACTAAAATATTTTCTACACATTATTAAAACATCATAAAATTCTCTTTTTTCATTAAATAACTCAAGCCCATTAACGTATAAAAATCTTAAGTCAAAATCTATATTATAACCTACAAGATTATATCCAGAAATAAAGTTTGAAAAAGAGTTAATTACTTCTTGAATATTAGGAGAGTTTTTCACTAAATTATTATCTATATGATTAATATTTGTAATACTATTAGAAATTATCTTTTTTGGTTTAATTAAAGCTGTAAGACACTCTATTGGCTTTTGATTACTATACTTTATTGCAGATATTTCTAACAATTCATCTTGAGATGGTTTTAGTCCTGTTGTTTCTGTATCTATTACTATAAAATCATTTAATTTATCTAGCTTAGTATTTTTTCTAACAGTTTTATAGGTTATTTGTGGAAAATCTTTCAAATATTTTTTATGTATTTTGTTAGATGAAATATTAGGAGTTAAAAATTTAATTGTTTTTATAAATTCAATATATTGTTTCTGTATATTTTCTTCCTTTCTTATTTGAGATATACTTCTTCTAAGCTGTAATCCTTTTCTTAGATCATTTATAGAATAATCTTCAATATTAT